TTAAGATAAACCAATATTTGCCTAGTAATTCAGCTTTGGCTATTTCTCCTGATTCGTAAAACATACCTCTGTTACTCAGATAATCTTCTACGGCTTTTATTTTTTGTTGTTTAGTCATGCTACCTCTCTAACCCAATAATATTCTTTGTTTTTCCAAATTTCATCTTTACTCTCCAATCGGTAATTGATAGACGTGGTGTCCGTTGTCGCCAAAATCATCTATCGGGGTTAGGTTTTCGGGTTCTTGTTTATGGACGGTAACATCTTCTATAAGACCGTTAACCATTTCTATAACCACAAATACTTCGTTCATGCTTCCTCCTTTGGTTCGCTAAAAGTTAAAATAAACTTACTGTTGCAATCGTGATTAGATGATCTTGCTCGGTAAGTATTCGGTTCTTTGGATTTAAGTATTTCAAAACTAAAATCGGTATTCTTATGTACTAATTTTTCAAAGATTTGTTTTATGTCTTCTAAGATAAATGTCATCTCCCCGCAACTACCTCGCCAATTTAAATTCTTTCCTTGTACAAAAACTTCTTTGCCTAGGTACTTTTCAAAGTAACCTAGATCGTAAATAAAGCTCTCATAATCTTCATCATCTGCATAAGGTTCTAATATTGCTCCGTAAAACTTACTCATTCGTTCTCCTCCATTTGACAAAATAGGTTTATACCAAAATCAAAACCTTGCTTGTAACATACAAAATTTTCATGCCAACTAGCTTGATATCCTTCAATTAAAGCGTCCGCAACACCATCTTTAAAAGCGTTTAATTCTGCTTTATTCATTCGTCCTCCTTAAATGATACTAATGCCATAAAAACCACCAGGATTGTTATGACGGTTAAAATGTCAAATTCAAAAATCTTTGGTATCATGCGGTAGTTATTTTTTTTCATGATAACTCTCCAAATGTTCGGGGGACGAAAATCCCCCGTTCTTTTCTAGGCCTTCTATATTTTTAATTGTGTCGGTAGCACACTCACTACAAAAGTAATTTGTTAAATCTATATCGGGGTTCTTATTCTGCCATTCGGCTAATTGTTGATCGGTACAGTCTAAAATTTCCTGTAGATCAAGCAGTCCTTCTACGTCATGAAAGATGTTGAAAGGTTTTGTACAAACTTCACAATCTCTATAATCATCTTGAATATTATATTTGCTCATTAGTCCTCCTTATTGCCTCTGCTATAGACGTAGTAGTTTTTTGTTCTAATTCGGGTAACGGTTCTTCGTAAAAGTAAACTATAGCGGCAACACCTTTGGTTGCACATTCTGTAATTCTATAATCCACTTCTGACGGTAGGCTTGAGCAGCCGAGTAAATCGGCTACTTCATTTATTGTTAATTTAGTCATTTGTTTCCTCCACATAAATTTCCCACGGGTCAACTCCTCCGTACCATTCAACGTAATTATCTTCGTTGGGTTCGATATCGCACTCGTGCAGTAGGTAGTCGTCCCATTCTTTTGTTTTTTCGTTTATGTTCACTTTATCAACTTGATCTGGTCGATATAGTTCGTAGTCGTGACCGTATTTAGAATTTTTGATAAGTAAGTAAAACGGTTCTGGTTGTTTTTCGTGTGCCATTAAAAATCCTCCTGTAATATTCTAAGTACCAATTTATCATCTCGTCTTAGTAAGGCTTCTTTCAAAGCCTCATTCTCTAATGCAATAGGTGGGTCAATAAGATGTTCCCCACAAAGTGCCATAAACTCTAGTTCAGTCATTTTTTACCTCCTATTTTGTAAACTTGTATCTTCCATTCCCAATCCTTCAAGCCTAGTTTTAGATCTTTTTTATCAGTTATCTCGCGCCATTTGGTAGATACAACTTTGTATTTGTTTTGATCTGTATATTTATGATCTGTCATGTCATGAAAGTAATCGATACTCGCCCATTTTTTGTAACCTATTTGATAGGTTGTATATATCGGTTCAGTCATTATTCCTCCTCCTGTAATTCATCATGTGGAAAGTAATCCTTGACCTTGTACACGCCTGTAACGGCTACTATTTCTTCGTCTGGATAGGGGGGCAGCCCGTCATGTATGCAGATACTTTTCCCCGTTAAATCTTCAAGGTTGTTTATGTCGTCATACTCCCCGAATTCAAAACAGTTATAGACTCGTGAGTCTATTTCTGCCACGTAAGTATTTTGATCTTGAAAATCCCAATCTGAAAAATCGTCTGCAAACTTGTCGTTTCCTAAAGCAATCAAAAGTCCAAAGCTATCTTGTGTAAGTTCACACTCAAGCACTAAGCTGTCAGTTTGTTCTTGTCTGTTTGTAAAAATTACTTCTCGCATTACTCCTCCTCCTCTTCAAAAAAAGTTTTAGTAACGGTATCTGTAACTGACAACAACTTAACCCCTTTTCCGCCACCTTGATATGAAATGTCGAAGTAATTGGTTACCAAATATTTTTCATGCCTTACCTTCTTTAATTCGTAAGTACGGTATTGCCCTTCTTCTTGTGTCGTGCCACTAGTTCTAATTTCAAACGTAGTATGCCCTTGCTTGATATCAATATAATTTCTGTCACGCTTGCCTCGAATAACATAAATTGTGAAGTCGTCTAAATCTTCTTCATCTTCTTTTTTGTTCTCATTTCGATAGTCAACAAATTTCTTAATGTCATCTATCCTTTCAAGGTCAAGATCAAATAGTGTTATTTCTTTTTCTTTAGTCATAATTTACTCCTGTATATGTGTTTACTTGATTACTACCTGTAACCAATAATACCAATATACATGAAAGTTATGAGATTACCAATAGTAAACTGAAAAAATAATGTAATTAATTTAGATGAAAGTATTTGAGTAGATAATCGCATACCCTATCTCTTTGGCTCACTTAGTCGAAATAAATCGGGTTCGGGGTCGGGATATTCGGGAGTCGGGATAAGTTTTAGTATTTTAAGATGTACATACTATATATACATATACAGCTTACCGATTACCAACTCCAAAAAATGCCAAAAAATCCATTTGGCCTCTGAAAAATTGGAGTGACCAGGAGTGTTTTAGATCTTCGATTTTGTGCCAGCAGATCCAAAAATGCGCCAGGAGAAGAACAGATCTTCGTGTGTCGAAAATCAACAAAATCAGTAACTTACAATTATGCTTTTACGCTATAAAAAACCTTTTTCGTTATGTCGGTACGTTATATTAGATCGTAACGGTTTTTTTATGTCGGGACGTCGGGACAAGAGTCGGGACTAAATTTGTAGTTTTTTCTAAAAATAGGGTTCATACCAATACTATACTAATACTAAGACTTATTATCCGGCCCTGGATTACCAGGCCTAAAAAAAGATAAAAATGACAGTTGACAGATAGTAAACTCTCCATTATATTAGCTTTAATTAAACAGGAGAACGAAATGCAACAAGAACAATTAAACGACTGCGAAATACAATTAAGGGAGATGGTTAATCACTACGCTGAAGACGTGGTAAACGGCTTAGTTAGATTTTACGAACTTGAAGAAGCCGAAGAAGGCGAGTATTACGAAGCCTATTCAGTAAAATACATAATAGACCAGGACGGAGAGTTTTCAGACGTAATGATTCTATTAGCCGGGGGCGGGCCGGTTGTTTGGCTCGATACCTGGGCAAGAGAAATCCAAGGATTTTGGGGAAGCGATAAATATTCAAGACATATTTATGACTTTGATTATATCTTGGATTTTTGGGAAGAGATGTATTCAGCTACCAGGTAAGCGGGGTTCGGGCCATAAATGCCAATATTATGATTATCTGGACCCTGGCTATTATCATAATGCTAATACTCTATATCGTAGAATCTGACTAATTTCCTGTATAGCCGCCCGCATTTATTTGCGGGTGTGCTGTTTACTATCTGTAATCTTTAATTTATAATGATCTCATCATTTAACTTATATAGGAGAAATAAATGACAAATTTAACACCAAAAGATTGCGATATTCTTATCGAGCTTCTTTACAGCCAAGTTATTGGATTATGCGACGAAGAGATAGATGAAATCGTTGAACAAAAATACTTTGATATTACATCTAAAGAAGAGGCTGATAATTTATATCTTAAATTGTTGGATTTAAGGAACGACCTGACTAGAAACTATATTGTTTCTCAAGTTGCAAAGGAGGATAAAGTTGAATCCTAAGATATTAATTGGCTGCGAAACGTCTGGAACAGTTAGAGAAGCATTTCTTAAACTTGGTTTCGACGCTTGGAGTTGCGATATCTTGCCGAGTGATATGCCTAGCAATAGGCATATCCAAGATGATATCCGAAACGTTTTACTAATGGACGATTGGCAACTGCTGATGGTTGCTCACCCGCCTTGCACGCGCCTTTGTAACTCTGGCGTTAGATGGCTAGACAATCCGCCAGCTGGCAAGACGGTTGAAGATATGCAGCGTGAATTAGATCAGGGAGCAGCTTTGTTCTCTGATTTATGGAACGCTGATATTCCTCATGTAGCAGTTGAAAATCCTGTTATGCATAAGCACGCTAAAGAAAGGATTTTGAATTATGAGCCTCCCGCGTTTAGTGTGCAGCCTTGGCAATTTGCTGACAGCGAAGACAGCGAAGATAATCAAAAGAAAAGGACTTGCTTCTGGACTAGAAATCTTCCCATCTTGCAGCCGACAGGAAATCTAGACGGCAAGACAGCCGGCGACAAAATACACAAGTGTGCGCCTTCTGCTGATAGATGGAAAATCCGCAGTAAGTTCTTTCCGGGAATGGCAGCTGCAATAGCTGACCAATACGGCAGACACGTTCTCCGGGAAACAAAATAAACTAGGATTCTTTTTGGTCGGAGTTCGGGACTCAATCGGACTCTGACTAAAAGTAGGTACCCTAAAATTTTTGAACAGATATATACTTAGGCTAGGACTAATAACTGTCACACCCAAAATTCATATTTTTTACAAAAGGGTCCCATACCCCCTATATATGTGTTATTATTTTCGGACATTCAGGTTGCAGGGTTAGATTCCAATTTTTGTTATCCCCAATCCTCTGGTATTTACTAGCCCTGCTTTTGAGAGGTCGTTATGAAAAAAGATATGATGAACGAACAAAACATGATGGGCATGCCCGAAGTCGCTCCCGTTATGAACCAAGAACAAATGGGTCAACAAACATCCTTGCAAGAAGGTATCGCACAACTTCCTGACGCCGAAAAAGCGCAAATGATGGAAAACTTTTTACAGATCCAACAAATTGTGCAACAACTAATCGCCCAAGGCGCTTCCGAAACAGATATCGAACAATTTTTAGCCGATATTGGCCTGACATTAGAAGATTTACAGTTTATTGAACAATTATTGACTCAAGAAGCCAATAATATGGGATTTACTGACTAAATTACGCAGTTTCTAGAGAATGCGTCTAGACCATCTATCCGATCAAGAAATAAAAGAAGCTTTAGTTTTGCAAGAACGGCTCGATTTATTGGCAAATCAAAAGAGTTGCCAAACAGGATTCTTAGATTTTATTGAATACATGTGGCCAGAGTTTATTTGCGGCCGTCATCACAAGATTTTTGCCGAAAAACTCGAAGGAGTCGCCAACGGCACTATAAAACGCTTAATTGTCAACATGCCGCCTAGGCATACTAAGTCTGAATTTGCCTCCACCTACTTTCCAGCCTGGATTATGGGCAGGGATCCTAGGAAAAAGATCATGCAAACCACCCATACAGGTGAATTAGCCGTCAGATTTGGTCGTAAAGTCAGAAACATGATGGATACCGACGAATACAAACGCATTTTTGACGGCGTTGAGCTGCAAGCAGACTCAAAATCAGCCGGTAGATGGGAAACCAACAAAGGTGGTGAGTATTTTGCCGCAGGTGTCGGCGGAGCGATTACCGGACGTGGTGCGGATCTCTTGATTATTGACGACCCGCACTCTGAACAAGACTCACTCTCGCCCTCGCAGATGGAAGCCTGTTACGAGTGGTACACATCCGGACCGAGACAGCGTTTACAACCAAAAGGCGCTATCGTTTTGGTCATGACCAGATGGAGCAATATCGATTTGACGTCTAAGTTGTTGGATGCGCAGAAAGAACCCGCTGCTGACCAGTGGGAGATAATAGAGTTTCCAGCTATTTTTCCAGAAACCGAGAATCCGTTGTGGCCTGAGTTTTGGCCGTTTGATGAGTTAGAGAAAGTCAGAGCCTCTTTGCCGGTTATGAAATGGAACGCGCAGTGGCTGCAAACGCCAACGGCTGAAGAAGGTTCTATTATAAAAAGGGACTGGTGGAACACTTGGGAACACGAAGAGTTGCCTGGTGTGAGCTACATCATTCAATCTTACGATACCGCGTATTCCAAAAAGACCAACGCTGACTATTCGGCGATCTCCACTTGGGGTGTCTTCCGGCCAACGCAAGATGCGCCTGATTCGTTGATACTCTTGGATTGTCAAAAAGGCAGGTGGGACTTTCCAGAACTCAAACGTATTGCTTACGAAGAATATAAATACTGGGATCCAGACATGACCTTGATTGAAGCGAAAGCATCAGGGACTCCGTTGACGCACGAATTGCGCCGTCTCGGCATACCCGTCGTTAATTACAGCCCCACGAGAGGCCACGACAAAACCACAAGAATGCATTCGGTTGCCCCTATATTTGAATCTGGCTTAGTGTGGGCTCCGGTTAAGAAGTTTGCTGAAGAAATGATTGAAGAGTGTGCGGCTTTTCCTTTTGGTGCCCACGACGATTTATGTGATACTATGACGCAAGCGTTGATGCGTTTTCGTGAGGGTGGTCTGGTATCGTTGAACGACGATTACGAAGACTACGAGAAAGCGCCCGTAAAAAGAATATATTATTGATGGTTATTTTTATTACACAATACGAAGAAGACGGTAAAGTATTTGCAGGCCCGTATATCGTTGCTGAGAATATTGCTGATGCGAATAAACAAGCCGAACGTTTTCAGGTGGAGTTAGTGGGAGAACTGATAAACATGATTCCTTTAGAGTATTTCGAAGAAGACAGGCTGGTGCACTAATGGCACTCGGTCCGGTTATCAAAGGCTTAGTGGCTTTATCGACCGTTATTGCCAAAAACTTTGCCAAAATTAAAAAGATGAAAGCCGACAAGGAACGCGATGCACTTGTTGCAAAAACCGATAAAGATTTACAAGACCTAGACCGCCAAGCCGGCAACGTTAGATTGAAACAAAGCGACGCGACTAAATTTATTGATGACTTGGAAGGTCAAAAGGCTTCTGAGTTACAAAACTACGCCAATCGTGTCAGTAACGAATTACAACCATTCAGACCAAAACAGGATAAAAAAAAGCAACTTGAATTGTTAGCTAAGTTGAAGAAGAAGTTTCCTGGGTCCAACGATATTGATTAATTATGGCTATTGAGAATCAAACCGAAACCACGCCAACGGACGTTGAAACCAACGAATTGTTACAGACGATAGATACGGTTCAAGAAAGCGCAAACTTTGAAGTTATGCCTGACGGCAGCGCCGTTGAGATGACCGAAGAAACAGAAGTTATGGACGTAGGGTTCTACGATAACTTAGCGGAAGTTTTAGATCCCAGCATGCTTAGCAGTATAGCCAACGAATTGCGTGACGGTTTAGAGAAAGATAAATCTTCGCGCGAAGACTGGGAAAAAACCTATACCGACGGTTTGAAGTACTTAGGCATGCGTTTTGACGAAGAACGTTCAGAACCTTTTTCTGGAGCTAGTGGTGTGATCCACCCGTTGTTAGGGGAAGCTGTTACCTCCTTTCAGGCGCAAGCTTACAAAGAATTATTACCCGCTGGGGGCCCTGTCAAAACTAACGTGGTAGGGGCCTACGACTCAGCAATTGAAGAGCAAGCACAACGCGTGCGTGAGTTCATGAACTATCAGATTGTGCATGTAATGGAAGAGTTTGACGAGGAACTCGATCAATTATTGTTTTACCTACCGCTTGCCGGTTCTGCGTTCAAGAAAGTTTATTACGACGCAGCGCTCGGCAGAGCCGTTGCTAAATTTATCGCTCCCGAAGATTTAATCGTACCCTATTACACAACTGACTTAGAAAGTTGTCCGCGCATAACTTGCGTCGTTAAGATGCCAGAGAACGAGGTGCGCAAATTAATGGCACTAGGGTTTTATCGACGCGTTGATACCTCCGGTACCACCGTTGATGAAAACTCCCAAGTATCCGAAGAAATAGATAAACTCAGCGGACTCGAACCTAGATACGATACCGACGAAGTTAGCTTATTATATGAAATCCACTGTAACTTAGACTTGCCTGGTTTTGAAGACGCAGACGAACAAGGTGTGACCGGCGTAAAACTGCCGTATATCGTCACCCTTGATAGTTACAGCAACCAAGTTTTATCGATCAGAAGAAACTTTAGTCCGGAAGATCCTTTGAAACAAAAGACAGAATATTTTGTCCATTACAAGTTTCTACCAGGACTAGGCTTCTACGGGTTCGGGTTGACGCATATGATAGGCGGGCTTTCCAAAGCGTCAACCTCCATCCTTAGACAATTAATAGATGCGGGTACTCTGGCTAACTTGCCTGCTGGTTTTAAGACGAGAGGTATCCGCATCAGGGATGAAGACACCCCGATCCAGCCTGGTGAGTTCAGAGACGTCGACGCGCCTGGTGGTTCGTTGCGAGAATCCATACAGCCGTTACCGTTCAAAGAACCTAGCGGTACGTTGTTGAATTTATTAGGAGTTTTAGTAGATTCCGGTCAAAAGTTTGCCTCTATTGCAGAAATCAATACCGGCGCTGGCAATACGCAAGCACCCGTTGGCACAACTCTAGCGTTGCTGGAAAGATCCACCAAAGTATTATCAGCTATTCACAAACGTTTACACAACTCGCAGAAAAAAGAATTCAAATTATTATCAAAAGTATTTCAAGAATATTTACCGCCTGAATACCCGTATGTCGTTGGTAGCGCTGATAACAGCATCAAACTGTCTGATTTTGACGAGCGTATCGATATCTTTCCGGTATCAAACCCTGACATGTTCAGCACCGCGCAACGCATAACGATGGCACAAGAAATGATGCAGTTAGTCCAATCTAACCCAGAAATACACGGCCCGAACGGCATCTACGAATCTTACAAAAGAATGTACGCTGCTATTGGTGTGGATAATATTGACCAAATATTACAACCGCCACCGCCAAGCGATCCGGTACCTGTTGAAGCTGGTTTTGAAAACCAAGCGTTATTGTTAGGCAATCCAGCGCAAGCGTTTCCAGAACAGAATCACGACGCGCACGTTGCCACCCACATGTCGTTGTTGAATACACCTGTCGTGCAATCCAACGCACAAGTACAAGCTTTAATTATTTCGCACATCATGCAGCATTTACAAATGAAAGCCGATATCTTGGCGCAAGAACAAATGCCACCAGAAGTGTTAGCACAATATCAACAGATCATTCAGCAAGCAGAACAGCTAAGTCCAGTCGAAGCCCGTCAAGCACAAGCGCAAGCAGACGGTATCTTGGCTCAGTTCTCTGCACCTATCATGTCGCAATTGGTGATGGAATTTAATGAAAAGATCGCGGCGCCTAGCGACGAAGATCCGCTCGTTACCATAAGAAAACAAGAGCTTGCTTTGCGTGGTCAAGAGTTAGCTCAAGATCAACAACAGTTTGCTGTTGACCAAAAAAGACGTGCTGCTGAAGCCGCGCGTGAGGACATGATCGATCGCGAAAGAATTCAAACCCAAGAAGATATTGCCGGCATGCGTGATAGCACCGCCAGGGCAAGACTTGAACAACAAAAGATTTTGACGCGCGAAAAGAACCGTACTTAATGGCAAAAACACGAACCGTTATCTCGGTCGATCCTAATAAACGTAAGAATAAACACACTTCTCAAGGCAACGGCGGTAGCCGTAATACCGTTGTGCGCAGCAAACAAGGTAAAAAACAATTCAAAAGATATCGCGGTCAAGGTAAATAAATCTTGCAAAAAATATAATCTTCTTAGAGAATTGGCACATGATTAAAAAAATTGACGCACAAAATCAGAAAACCCCGACAGCGAAGAAGATGAACTCTTATTCAAACAAGGGTAGTGTCGCGTATGCTAAGCAAGAAACTTTTGTTGCCAATACCAAACCAAAACCAGGTATGGGTAAAGGCAAAGCAAAAGGAGTAGGCGCAGCAGAGTTTGGCACTAAGTTTTCTGGTGTGTATTAATGTCTGTAATTTGGATTAGCCAAAAGTATTTGCAAGAGCTTGAAGAATCAAAACAAGCAATACAAGATCAAATGCTGGCTGGAGTCAAAGATATACAGCAATACGAATTTCTGCGAGGACGTTACAGCTCTCTCGTTGAAGCAGAAGATAAATATAGAGAGCTGCTAGATAGAGTAACAGACGATGACATCAGTAATAGTACCTGACCACGTTGCAAACGAGATAGAACAAGAAAAAGTCGAAGAAGCTACCACTAACGAAGACAGCGCTTACGTCGAGCCCCAAGAAAGAGTTTTAGATCCGTCCCTATTGGACAAATCCATATTAGAAAGAATGCCGCAACCGACAGGATGGCGTATTCTTATCTTGCCGTATAAAGGCAAAGGGGTTACGGAAGGCGGAATACACTTAGTTCAGCAAACATTAGATAGAGAGTCTCTAGCTACTGTGGTTGGCTACGTTGTTAAAATGGGACCTGATTGTTACAAAGATACAGCGAGGTTTGCAAAACCTTGGTGTGAAGAAAAACAATGGGTGTTGATAGGGAGATACGCGGGAGCACGCTTCAAGTTGGGGGATGATTCTGAATGCAGAATAATAAACGACGACGAAGTTATAGCTACCATACTAGATCCAGACGACATCCTTGCAGTATGAGGTAAAGATGACAGAAGAAGCGATAGCTAACGAAGAACTAGAACAACCAGAGCCAGGCGCCGAGGTTGAACTTGAAGAACCTAATTTAGAAGCGGTACAAGAAGTCGAAGAAGATGCTGAGGCGGCCCAAGCCGTTGAGGATGTTTCTGAAACTGAGGAAGCTAAAAAAGAGGAAGAACTTGAAGATTATTCTTCTAAAGTACAAAAAAGAATTGGTGATTTGACCAGAAAGCTCAGAGAGGCTGAAAGAGGTAGAGATTCAGCATTAGAGTATGCTAAAGATATACAAACTGAAAACTTTAAATTAAAAACTACCAACACTAACTTAGATAAAACTTATTTATCTGAAGCAGAAAACAGATTAGCATCACAAAAAGAGCAGACGGTAAATGCTTTGAAACTAGCGCACGAAGCCGGTGACTACGACAAAATAGCTAAAGCCCAAGAGGTTTTATCAAAAATAGCCGTAGAAGAAAGCAAAGTACAGGATAATTTAAAAACGCATGAAACAAGGGTCGTTGAACAAACTGCAGAGATGCCGCAGAGAGTTCAACAACAGATTAGAAAGCCAAGCGCAAAGACAGAAGCTTGGGCTGAAAACAACCCTTGGTTCGGCGAAGATCCGATAATGACGGATGCAGCCAAAACTATTCATGAACAAGTAATTTATGAAGGGGTTGAGCCAGAATCTGATGAGTATTACAATGAAATAGATTTGCGTATGCGGTCTTACTTTCCAAAGCGTTTTGAGGGCGACCAAGAAACAACAGAAGAGAAAGCAAAACCTCAGCAAAAAGTTGCATCAGCCGGTAGAGTTGATGCTACTTCAAGCGGAAAGAGAAAAGTAAAATTGACTCCTTCTGAAGTGCAAATGGCAAAAAAACTTAACGTACCGTTAAACGAGTACGCTAAATATGTTAAGAGGTAAACGATGACAGACCAGCAAAAAGCAAATAACGAACAAAACAGAACTTCGCGTTCTGCTGACACACGAGCTAAAAAAGACGCTCGCAAACCTTGGAGTCCACCAACAATGCTGGATACTCCCCCTGCTCCGGACGGTTATACATACCGCTGGATAAGAGCAGAAGTAGTCGGTCAAGAAGATCGAAAAAACGTCACCTCTAGGCTTAGAGAAGGTTTCGACCTTGTTCGAGCTGAAGAGTTAGACGGTTTTGAGATCCCTTCACTCGACGACGGAAAGCACGCTGGGGTAGTTTCTGTGGGTGGTTTGCTATTGGCTAAGATACCTAATGAGACGCGTGAGGAAAGAAACTCCTATTTCGAACAACGCGCCCAAACGCAGCAAGATGCGGTTGACAATGATCTCATGAGGGAATCCGATCCGTCCTCTCCGATTTTAAAACCGGAAAGGAAATCAAGCGTAACTTTTGGTGGTGGATCACGCGAGTGACCACTAAACTTTAACTAACAAAATAGGTGACTTATTATGGCTAATAAAGATGCCCCTTTCGGAATGCGCCTTGTTGGTAAATTGGGCTCTGGTGTCGCTAACGGCGGAACAACAGAGTATTCAATTGCCTCAGGAGCATCTGGAAATATCTTTTCAGGCGATGCTGTCAAAATGGCTGCCACCGGTACTATCTTAGTAGCGGCTGCTGGCGATGAAATATTAGGTGTGTTTAGAGGATGTAGTTTTACTAACAGTGATGGTGAAACCGTGTTTTCTTCGCATTTTCCTACTGGGACGGTATCTTCTGACATAGTAGCATTTGTAGAAGACGATCCTGACGCTGTATTTGAAGTACAGTGTGCTGGTTCTTTAGCACAAACTGATGTTGGCTTAAACGCTGATATTTCTTACACGAGTGGTTCAGTGAAAACTGGCATGTCGGCTTTAGAAGTATCTGCTACAACAGCGGCAACTAGTGCACAACTAAGAATCATGGGATTTTCTGGCGACCCAAGCAACAACGAGCTTGGTTCAGCTAATGTAAATGCTATTGTAACAATTAATGAGCACTTCTACCGTGACAAAACAGGAGTTTAATAATGGCGATTAATAGAGCGCAATTAGCGAAAGAATTAGAGCCAGGCTTAAACGCCTTGTTCGGTATGGAGTACTCAAGGTACGAAGCTGAGCATGAAGAAATTTTTGAAACAGAAACTTCTGACAGAGCTTTTGAAGAAGAAACTCTTATCGTGGGTTTTGGTAACGCTGAAGTAAAATCTGAAGGTAGCGGTGTAAGATTTGATACTGCTAACGAAGGATATACTTCAAGGTACACACACGAAACAGTTGCTTTGGCATTTGCTCTTACTGAAGAGGCTGTCGAAGATAATCTTTATGATAGGCTTGGTGCTAGGTACACAAAAGCACTTGCTAGATCAATGGCAAATACAAAGCAAATCAAAGCTGCTTCTGTATTGAACAACGCGTTCAGTACAACTGGTGGTGATGGTAAAGCTTTAATTGCTACAGATCACCCTATGGGGGGTGGTGGATCTTTGGCAAACCGTGCAACAACTATGGCGGATCTTAACGAAACTTCTCTTGAAGACGCTTTAATTAGTATTTCTACGTTTACGGACGACAGAGGACTAACTATTGCTTTGAGAGGAATGAAGTTAATTATTCCACCTCAACTACAGTTTATTGCAGACAGACTTTTACAGTCTCCTGGAAGACCTGGAACTTCTGATAACGATATTAACTCTATCAGAAACATGGGTATGCTTCCTGACGGTTATGTTGTAAACCATTACTTGACAGATACTGATGCATTTTTCATCAAAACTGACTGTCCTGACGGTTTCAAACACTTCCAAAGAAGTCCATTAAGCACAGCCTTAGAGGGTGACTTTGATACTGGAAACATGAGATATAAAGCAAGAGAAAGATATTCTTTTGGCTTCTCTAATTTTAGAGCAGTTTTCGGATCTCAAGGTGCATAAAGAACGGAGATTACGACGTTTTTAACTCAATCGTAATGAAATCAGGGGGCTTCGGCCCCCTTTTTTTTCATATATCTACCGTAGTAAAATTTTCTAATAATTAGCTTGATGAGGGCCGGCAACGGTTTCCATTAATACAAATAAAAGGAGTTCATAATGGCTAATCCACACTTTCAAAATTTAATATTATGGGCGGGTAATACTGTTGCTACTGAGCACAAGAAAAACCAGCCTATGTTCGCACCATATCCATCAGACCAAACATTTTATATGTATCACAATGACTTTTTTACATATAACTCTGGCGATTGGACTATAACAACTACAGAAGCTGGTACAGGTAGTGCATCTGAAGCAGTTACTTCATCAGCCGGTGGAGCTTTATTGCTTACTAACGCTGCTGGTGATAACGATTTAGACTTTCTGCAACTTAAAGGTGAAGGTTTTAAATTAAGCACCAGCAAGAAAGCATACTTCTCAGCTAGATTTAAAGTAAGTGACGTAGATCAATCAGACTTCGTAATGGGTCTTGGTATTACCGACACAACTCCATTAGATACAACCGATGGCGTTTTCTTTATTTCAGCAGACGGCGACGCAGGACTAGATTTTTTGGTCGAAAAAGATAACAGTGCAACCACTACTGAAGATGTTGCAACTATGGCTGATGATACATTTATTACAGTCACTTGGTTTATAGATCCAGATGCTTCCAAAGTATTTTATTCTGTAAATAATGCAGCGCCAGTAGGTGTTGTTAACACAAACTTACCAGACGATGAAGAATTAACCGTTTCATTTGGTATTCAAAATGGTGAAGCAGTAGCTAAAACCATGACTATTGACTACGTTGTAGCAGCAGTTGAAAGATAAGGAGTAAATTATGGCTGATACAGTTACATCTCAGACCATCCAAGATGGCGAAAGAGTTGCAGTCTTAAAATTTACCAACGAGTCAGACGGTACCGGTGAAGCTTCAGTAAAAAAAGTTGATGTATCAGCACTGTCTTCTAACAATGAAGGTAAAGCTTGCACCAGTGTATCTATAGCTAGAATACATTGGTTTTGTAGAGGCATGGGTGTTGATGTTGAGTTCGATGCAACCACCAATGTTTTAGCAGTAACCTTAGCTCCTGATAGTTCTGGTGATGAGTATTTTGACCAGTTTTCTGGCATACCCAATAATGCTGGTTCAGGAGTAACTGGAGATTTAGACTTTACTACAGTTGGACATTCTAGTGGTGATGCCTATTCCATTATCTTAGTTTTGAATAAAAATTATTAATGTAAAGGTGGCTAAAGACCCAAGGTTAGATAGAGCTGGCGTTTCAGGGTTTAACAAACCCAAGAGAACGCCATCTCATCCTACCAAATCACACGTTGTGGTTGCAAAAGATGGTAATAAAATAAAAACAATCAGGTTTGGTCAGCAAGGTGTAAAAACTGCTGGCAAGCCAAAAAAAGGTGAGTCGCCAAAACAAAAGGCTAGAAGAAAGTCTTTTAGAGCACGACACGCTAAGAACATAGCTAAAGGCAAAATGTCAGCAGCTTATTGGGCTAATAAAGAAAAGTGGAGTTAATATGGCTATAGGAAGAGCACAAGTACCAAAAAGCGTTGCAAACCCTAGTTTGTACAAAAAAGCTAAAGCTAAAGCAAAAGCGAAGTTTGACGTTTATCCGTCAGCATATGCAAATGCTTATATGGTCAAAGAGTACAAGAAAATGGGTGGTAAATATAAAGGTAAGAAAAAAGCCACAGGTGGAGCAGTAAAATTTAGTAATGGTGGCACAGTCATGGTACAAGCAAGAGGGTGTGGTGCTATGATGAATGACAGGCGTAAGAAAACAAAAATGCCTAGAAGCTAGTATGAGTTTAACGAAGTGGTTTGCACAAGATTGGGTAGATATTGGAGCTCCAAAAAAAGGTGGTGGCTACAAAAAATGTGGTCGCTCTAAACAAAAAGCAG